TTGATACTATCTGTAGTAATCTTAGATGCTGTTGCTGAGTCTGTAAGGCCTGCACCACTTGCTCCAAGTAATGCCGCTAATCTTCGTGTTACTGTTGCCATAGTCTAACTATTTAGGTAAGTATCTTACAACCAAACTTGATCCTGCGCCTGGAGCTCCTCCTACGAGAGTCAGAGTCGTTCCTGAAACTGTATAGTCAGTTGTGGGTATTAAATGTACTCCGTTGAGATATACTAAGAGATCATCAACTGTATAAGTCTTTCCTGTTCCTGCCGAATTTATAGTCTTTGTTGCAGCTCCAAAGTTGTTGTCTATTGTTGGTGCTGTATTTGCATTGGAATTACTCAGAGAGATTTTTGCATTTGTAACTGACCTGTCAACGACTGTAGGTAGAAAACTCTGTTCCGTTGCAAGATGCATGACAGCAATATTTGCTGTGTTTGCAGGAGCTGCCGTAAAGGTTAGTGTGTCACCTGAGAGTGTCCATGCATTTGAAGACCCTTCTCTTTGAAAAACACCATCTACAAATACCATGATTGCACCAGCACTTGGTGGAGTTGTGGAAAGAACAAAGGTTGTGTCTGACCCATCTCCTGTAAACAAATCCAACTTAGGATAGGTTCTTGCATTATTTGCCGATGGAGTCAGTAATTGTTTTCCAAGGTATGTGACAAATATACGAGAACCAATCTTGATTGTCTGGTTTGCAGACCCCGACCCTGTAGCTGCATTTGAAATTGTGAGTGTGGATGAACTTGGTATTGCAGTGATAAAGGTGTTTGCAGGAATGTTTGCGTTTCCTGTAATCGGTTGTCCTACGTTGTAAAGTCCTGTATTGGATACGGCAGAGATTGTTGTTGAACCAGAGGTCAGAGTCACACTGGATGCAGTTTGTTCTGTGAGAGCTGATGCAAATGTCAATTGCATTGTTCCAGTAGCACTTCGTCCTACTGAGTATGCATAGTCTGGTTCTTGGACAATACCATCAAGTGATACCATCAACTGTGTAGCCTGGACCACATCAAAGTCAAGAGGATAAGAAGTTGCAGTTGTCCCTGCAATGACTTGTTTCTCAAAGACTCCGTATGATGGTGCTAATCCAATATAACTTTCTGACATTTATTTTACTCTGTTATGGAGTTTCTTGAGATGCTAAGAATGTCTGATAATTTGCCTTAACTTCATCAGTCATAACCGCATTAAATTGTGCTAGAACTACTGGATCAGATATTTTGGAAACATCTGCATCTGGAGTTAAAATGTAACGATTAAAAGTTTGTGACAAAATTTCATTATCTTCAAGAACCTGAATTGCTTCTCTGACTTGAATAAAATAATGTGATCCATTATTAGCAGATACTGTTTCAATTTTGTCTGTAATTGTTTGTTTTGATAAAGACATAAGATTTTTTAGATAAAGTAGTAAAAATTTCCTCTAAGTAAAAATGTTCCAGTGGAAGCATCACTTCCTTTGTATTGTTCGGTAGTGCCTGTTCCATCTTGTGTAGCCCCTACATTATGATACAAATAAATATGTGGCTGTTGAGAGCCACTAAAGAGAAGGTAAGCAGTATAAAAAGACGTTCCATTAGAGTTATATAAATCAACAAAACTACGAGGTGTTTGTGCATAATTTCCAGATGTAACAGGAAGTGTCATTCGGAAGGTCGTAGCAGAACCTATAGCACCTTCTAAATTAGCTATCTGAAATAAAAACTCTACAAAAACGACATTGCCAAGAACACTATATCTACCTCTGGCTGAATCAGCACCTACAGTTGCCCCCGCACTATTGTAACATAGTGGAGTGTAAGTTCCTGTTTCAATGTGTTCTAAAACTTCACCAGTTATTCCATTAGATGTACTTCCTGCACTAAAATCTATCCCCTTTCCTGCCGTGCCAATGACTACGTTGCCACTTAAATATAGGTCTTTAAAACGTGAGGAAGAATAACCTAAATCCATAGTATTATCTAAAGCACTTCCGTAGGCTTGTGCAGGAAATAATTTACCGTTATGCAACGCAATTTGTTGAGTCGCTGTTCCAAAAGCTGGACCATCACTACTAACGCCAATAGTTCCAACCGCACTTGCAGATTTCTGTAATGAAACACTTTCCCCATCTGTGCCTCGATTAAAAGTACCACCACCATCTTTTAAAGTAACACCATCAATGGCTACACCATTTGCACTTGTTTTTTCTGCAATAGTGTCAACAAGAACATTTCCACTAAAAGTAGTATTACCTCCGTCTGCAACTACAACCTTATCTACACCACCATCTTGTAATTGAAGGATGTTACCAGAAGACGTACTATTAATTTTTAGACCTACATCTGTCCCTGCATTATTAATAACCATTGCATCAGAGGTAGTGACTGTAGTATCTATTGTTGTCGTTGTTCCACTTACTGTGAGGTTTCCTGCGACTGAAAGATCAGCACTTGCAGTTACATTTCCTGTAACTCCAAGTGTTCCAGCAACCTGAATGTTGGTATCAAGTTTCCCACTTGTTACACTACCATCAGCAACATGAGTGACTGTAGTTCGTATTGTGTGATGAATTACATCAATCTCATCTCCTGCAACTGCACCAGCTGTCAGTGTTAGAGTTGTACCACTAACTGTAAAGTTTGTTGTTGGTTTCTGATAGATACCATTGACGAACACTGAAATACTCTGAGCATTCAGAGGAGTCTCTGTCAATGTGAATGCAGTCTGTCCTGCCGTTGCAGTAAAGGAATCTACGTTTCCAGATCTCAGATTGTCCTGAAGAGCAGCTGCATTTACTGAACCAGCAGCTGGAGTCATGTTCAGAGTACCGACTCCTCTATGTTGAACGTAACAATCGTCTGTAGTTGAGAGTACGTTTCCAGCACCAAAATCTAGGACTCTTGGATTACCACTTGCATCCTCCTTGATTGTGTAGGCTGCAACTGGTTCCTGAATCACATTGTTGACAACAACCATAATGTTGTCAGCATTAAATCCAGGCACGTCTTGAATCAGAGTGAACTGAGTTGCAGAGCCGTCACCATTGATGACCTCTCTAGAAAACTGAGGACTTATTTGATTCTGTGTTTGTATCCCAATATACGACATTTATTTTTCCTTATGAAACGTCTTCCAAAACTGATAATACTGCATCAACTCCAGTTGCAGATGCATGGATATAAATTTTATCATGTAAAGATGCACTGTCAGATTCAACTACTAATTTTTGTCCAGAAATAACTTTAAGTGAAGAGCCAACTGGAACAGGAGCTTGTCTTATGACTGATGCAGTGTTTATCTTTCGGAAAACTGGAGATGTACCTGAGTTTGAACATTGTATAAACGTAGTAGGATTTCTAGTTTCTCCTACCTTAAATGTGTTATCATTTACTTTAGATACGTAATACATTTTTCCAGTTCCTTGTGACCCATTTGCTGTAGGTCCAGCTCCTCCTACTATATTTCCTGGCGCCGTCCCAGCTCCTCCGTCATTAAACCTTACTCTGTCATTGGTTTCCAGACCATGATTTGCAGCTGTAAATACTGTATCAGTACTTCCATTTGTTCCTGTTACAGTTGTTATTGCGGTTGTAGATGCAGATGCCTCATCCTCTAACATAACAGATACAGTTACACCAGCACTGGTATTGTTAGCTACATCTAACTCAATTGCAATCGATTTTTTTGAATTTGGTGTGTAGTAAATAGCATGAGGTAATGTTTCATCTGAGGAGACATTTCTCACGATAGAATTTTTAAAATTATTGGCCATTGTTTACTCCAATTACTATTATATTTATCATCCTAATGCAACCGCCATTGCCGCAGCGAATCCTTGAGTAGAACCAAAGTCTAAATTTGTGTCGCCTGGACTTACAAATTTTATAGAGTATGTATTTGATGCATCTGCATCTGAGAACTGAACAAAAGTATTACTTCCAGTTGTTGGGTGTATTTTATCCACTTGAACACTCTTTAGACTTACAATAGTATCATTCAAAAGAAATGACATCGTATCATCGGCTGTTATATCTGTGACAATGTTGGTTGTAGGTTTTCCAGCGCCTGTTTCACTATAAACACCAGAACCCCCTTGTAATGTTAAAGTTTCTGCATTTGACGATTGCAAATATATTGGTGTAATATCTGTAAATGTTGCAACCTGAGCAGATAACTTCATTCCTGCAAAGATTTCATTAATAGCGCCTACAACTGTAGATGCAGTAGTATTAAGTTGATCTCCTGCACTGGAAACAGTCACGTTTCCAATATCGTCTACCAACCCATTAAAGTTTACCCTAAAAGTTTCTAGGGTATTACTTGCTTCTGTAGTTCTAGTTGCCATTGACTTTGTTTAAAATTTGTTGGAGAACATCTTGCATCTCCGACATTTGTTCCTTTAGAATATTTATTTCCCTAGTCGTGTTATCTATTTGCTCTCTTCTCTGTTTTCTCTTAGATGCAGATTCCATATACTTTTCATATGCAGAAGTATCTCTATTAGTTATTCCTTTACTATAAGTGTCCCTAATAAGTTCTGGTCTGTCTTCTACAACTTGATATTTTGGTTTTATCATAATGCAAGTGCAATAGCTCTCAAGTCTTTAATCAATGGAGGCTCAGCAGAGTTTGTTCCTTTCATTACAATCTTGATTGCAAATGAGATAAACGAATTGAGTCCCGACGCTTCGAAAGTGTTTTCTCTATAATCTTGATAATTCTTAGACTCAGCAATTGATTTATCAGCTGTCATCTCTATCCATGCAAGGTCTTCAAACTGTGTCGTATCATCTGACTCTTGAATCTTATAGTAAACCTCAATACTAGCTTCACTGAATCGAATTGCATCGAAAAGAACTTTTATAGCTGTAGCTGCATTTTCAAGAGTGACTTTACGTGTACAGTATATAGCTGCATTGTTATCACCCTCTGGTGCAGTAGATGCTTTGTATGCATCCGTAAGAGTTGTATCTTTGTTCAGAACACCAGTTGAATATAAATCAGTATTTACATTTATGTTATTCAGTCGATTCTGAATTGTAAATATTCCCATTCTCTGAGTATCCAATGCAGGGGAAAGATTTTCAAGTGTAGTGCTCATAGTAATCAATGTTTCAAACGATTTATTACCTGTCATTTCGTTTGTCTCATTGATTGTTGAGGCAACCATTTGAGGATTCTCAAAAGATACGTTTTCATTTGGAGAAATAATTTTTGCACTTGATGTTGCAGCTAATTGAAATGAAGTTTCAGCTCCACCACTCACTCCAGCTGTACTAGAAGGACTTGACCCACTTGTTGTTCTAACTGAAGTTGATGTACTAGTTCCAGATACTTCCATAATCTGAAGAACTGATTTCATAGTATCCATCATATAGTTTTCTGTTGCCTTTACACCAGTACCTCCGACATTCTCTGCGGTAGCAAAGTTATTTGTTGGAGCATTCCCTAAACTAGCTAAATCTATAATGTAGTGGTCCAATCCCATTTCAGATATTGAAGTATATGTTGCATTCAAACTGGATAACTGATAAGTTGCAGGACCAGAATCCTGAACTGTTCCACCAACATCTGATAGTGTAACATTATTTGCAGTATCGTACATACCATGATTTTTATGTCTAACCAAAATCTTCTTGGTGCCTGGAATTGGTGTGATAGGATTATTTTCCAAAATTGTATTTTCTAATCCCTTATTGTGTAAAGTCACAACTCCACTTGTTGTAGAAAAACTAGCTCTCTTAATGTTAAACTTCAAGTCCTCCATCTGAGAGGCTGTCCATGTTGATGCATTTTGTGATTTAAACAGTACTCCAGCATAAGGTTGGTCAGAAATCATTCGTGTACCACCAATCTCTTGATCTCCCATGTGAGATAACCAAATGTGATAATCTTGAGTATTTGCAAGAATAACAAAACAGTACTCAATGTCCTGCATGAGATAAACAGGAGATGGAAACGTAAACGTAGTAGCTACACTTGCATCATCAGATATGTTTACATTTTCTGGTTCTACTGTAGACTTACTAAATGGTAATATTGTAGTTGATGGATAACCATTTTTCATGGTACGAATCTGACATTGCACTGGAACTGTTTCAGATTTTGACTGAAAATAACAATCAACTGATGTGATGAATGCACCACCTTTTTCGTCAATCAAGAAAGATTGCGCCACTGGATCCCACCATCCAATTTGTCTATCAGAAGTTCTTGTACTTGTGACAGACCTTGCATCATTTACTGTAACTCTTACTTCTTCTGCATTTCTAGTTGCAATGACAGTCTCTTGAATATTGTCAAGAAGACCTTTTGCAAAGTATGTTGCTTCACCAGAGGTTTGTGTATCACCTGAAAGAACTCCATTTGTAGTATCAGAAGTTAATCTAAGAATTCTTTCGCCAACTGGAAAGGCTGGATTTCCAGATACATTTGGGTCTGGAATAGAAAATTTACCAGCAAGTTTTCCTGTAGCTCCAGAGATAAGAGGGTCACCCATGTTTATCGAATAAACTTTAGCTCCAGAGGAATGACTTGCAGCTGTTGTTCCGTTTACTCCCCTTGTACATCCAGTAAATTGAAATGGTGATGAATTAGTTTTTCCAGTATAGGTTATCTGTTCATCATCAATCTGAATGGTTCCAGATGATTCAAATAATGAAGTGGATACTACACCAATGGTGGTTACACTATCATTGATATTTGCACTCAGACTATTATATTTGTTGACATAAGGTGCAGATGGAGTAATGTATTGTGTTACATCTACATTGTCAAAGAACGCATACAAACGTGTCAAAGGTTTAAAAACTGAACCTGTAAAATTGACATCACGAGCTCTACAGAATGGTAAGATTTCTGTACTGAGAATCTTATCTCCCTTGGACTCATAGTCAATTCTTGGAACGACAAAAGTAGTAGTTCCAGAACGTGTCTGCAATCTTGTTTCAGTTGTAGTTGTTCTTTCCATTACTCTACGGAAAGGAACCTGAGCTCTAGCGGTTTCCCAAGAGGTATCTCTCCACTCTTCTGTAGTGGAAGTTTCTCCTGTCCAAAATGTCTCCCATTCATTCCAGACAGTGTTCATAGCACTTCCACCATTTCTTGCTATAAGAGTATCATAATTACCCTCTCGATTTATAATAAGATTAGGTAAACGATTTGTATCTTTCCAGATATCTGATGCAGGGTCTAGTTCAAGAGAACCAACCCATGCAATTACGTTAAACGGATTTACATTTTCGATACGAGATGCATAGGGTTGAGAAACAAAGGTAGTTTCTGTATATGGGAGTGTAATAAGATCCCCTGTCTTCCTATAACCAGCTGCAGTTCGTAAGGTATCTGTAGAAACAGATTCATCTAACTCAACAACTCTGGACATATATTCAGGACGAAGAAGACCTACGGCCATATCCATAGAATTTTTGTAATCTGGATGACTCGCATCTCCTGTTCCATGTCCTCTAAAATTGTCTACTATGAATCCATTTTTGAATCTGTCAAGACCATCAGAATCTTGAATCTGAAAAGTCTCAGTGTCTTTTTCCAGAAGATTGAGTTGTGTAAAGTATTCTAGGTTGTTGACTCTCTCACTTATAGCACCAATATCTCTCATAGTATATCTTCGGTTCTTCAACCTACGAACACCGATATCCAATGGGTCAAATGTATATTGTGGAATCCTGAAAGCTGCTAATTGCATAGCATCGTCAATGGGTTTTGGTCTTTCTGGATTTTCAGCGGCACCTCCCACTACAGTTTTGAATTCACCCTCTGAGTCTAGAAACAGAGCTGCATTTTGTGGAAGATAATAATCAAAAGACGCTAGAAAAGTATTGTCTGTTTTTGGAACGTCTACAAGAGAACTTGTTCCTACAGTAAAGTCTCTGTTATTAAATTGAAATGCAGATATGGAATTAGTATTCAGTTCTCCACTAGTCATTTCTCCACTTCCATCATTTGATGCCGAAATAACATCAACGTCACCAACTCTTGGACGAAAATCTATTGTATCTCTGAGTTCATATTCACCAGTTGGAGAAATAGTATCTGGGTCAACTCTTTGTGCTGAGTAAAGTGGTATTTCTTCGTAGGTAATACTAGTTGCAGAAGTTCCTACAGGATATGAGTCTACACTAAAATAGTCTCCTGCACCATGAGTAAAATAATCATATACTATGAGTAGTCTTCCAGTTGGTGGAGCGGCAGCAGCTTTTCTGGAAATCCTTCCAATGTCATAGAAAGTATCTCTCATTCCTGTGTCTACAAAGAAGTCATTTAGAATATTTGTACTACCCGCCGCAACTGCTGTAGTTGTGAGAATATTACTAAAAGATCTCTGTTCTGATGTAAGAGTTATTCCAGTTGTAAATGTTTTGGTAGTAAGATATACAATCTTTGTAGTCGCTACATTATTAGTGTTATCGGCTGTAGTAGAAACAGTTCTTGCAATTGCACCATTAGAACCTATTATCTTTTCGCCAGGTTGAAAGATTTCATCAACGACATCTCCACCTGTTCCATTGTTATATGTTACAGAAGGAGTTTCAGCATCAGCACTAGAGGTTCCCATGAAAACACCTCGTACCTTGAAGATATCTGCCTTCTGTAAAGTGATATCCAAATCTTTGTAGTTGGTTCCGTAAATGTTTCCTTTTTCATTACGTATATGTAAAGTCTGAGAAGGAACTAAAGTTTTTGTCTTTTCAGTTGAGGTTGCAATTTGAACAGTGAATATAACCTTCAAGGTCATATTTGTTACACCACCACCAAGAGTTATGGTAAGTCCTGTAGTTGTGATTGAAAGTTTACAAGTTGCATTTGAGTCAGTAGATGGAGCTAAATTTTGACCAGCTGCGAAGGTAGCTCCTCCACCACCTGTATTTGGGTCAAGGACAGAAATTAGATAATCATCTGCATTAAAAGATACAAAAGATTCTCCCTCAGGCAAAGATATGTTTCCAGTTGTACCTGTGAGTGTGACTACTTGTTGCCTTCTTACAGTCAGAGTTGTATCAACTTGATTGTTCAGAGTTGCAGTTTTTAAAGTCTTAATAGCTGGTTTTGGAAGTTTTGATAACATTACCAATTCTTCCTGTTCTTCTATTCTAGAACGAACTCTAAGTATAGTAGAGTTTGTAACATCTGTATGAAATTTTTCTACAGTTTCAAGTGAGGTATCACTGTTTATAATATCAACCTCAAACCTTCTTATATTACCCCCTACATCCTGAACCTCTATCAAATCTCCAGCTTTAAGGTCTGATAAGAATCCAGTATTTGTTCCTGAGACTGTTTGTTCTCCAGAACCAGCCGTTACTGAAACACTACCTGTGAGTTGTTTAACTGAAGAAGGAAATATATCAGCAACATAATTAGAACCAGCATCATCACCAAAAACAGAGTGTGCATCACCCATGTTAAAGTACACTGGTTTGGTTGTTGGGTGTAATAGTGTCTCACCTCCAGCTGGAGAAGTTCCTCCCAAATCACCAGCAACATTACTTATTATTTTCTCGCCGGCTTGGAAAGTTCCAGTAGTTTGTATTACATGAACAGTTGCACCATCATTTAAAACTTTTCCATCAGTTGTTCCGTTTCCAGCAGAATTTGCAATATCCTGTTTTGTAATGAATACGAAACCAGTTGCACCTGTAATACTACCAGTTAATTTTGCACCATTATGCAAAAGATTTTGTGCAGAAAGTTCTGCACTAAAAGATAAGTCTGTTGAATTACCACTAGCAGTTGCGTTTCTAGATATTGTAATAGTTCCATCATTACTTGCTCCAGCTACATCAATAGACGCTACAGTTGTCCCTACTCCACTAACATCAATTCCTGTTCCTGTTACAAACATTCCAACTTTAATGTTTGTTGTGGTAATGTTGGTAATAGTGGTATTGCTAGCTGTGGTTCCAGATATAGAACCATGAGGTCCATCCAATGTCAGTTTACATAACATTCTGACATCGAAAAGATAATGTTGAAATCTTGTTCCTAAAGGATATGCACCACTAATATAGTTAGAATCTTCAGAACCAGTTCCATGTTCAAAGGCTCTAGTTCTTGCTACTCCAATTACATTTGCTCTAGAATTTGTGGTAGTCTGTGGGTCAATTCCCCAACCTACAACTATAGAATGGTCTGCATGAGTAGCTGGTGTGGTTGTTCCTAGATAACCTCTACCATTTGTTTGTACTGTAAAAGTTGTAGCATTTGTAGTTACGACATTTATGAGTTCGTTTCCTATTCTTATAAGAAAGGCACCAGAAGATGGAAATTTACTTGTACTATCGACTGTAATAGTTCCACCATTACCTACTGAATTAGTCAAAGTTCCACCGCCACTACTAATATTCAAATGAGTAACTGGTAATCTCTGATCTCTTATCTCGACTTCTCTAAATGGTAAAACATTGGAACCAGAAGAGTCAATATCTGGAGTACCGAAAACATTTTCAACTTGAATAAAGTTTCCTGCACTAAATGTGGTTGGATAGTTTTGAACAAAATTTGTGGAACGTGCCTTATCTAAAGGAACTACTGTCTGTCCTATAGTAGCTATCTCAAATCCTTTCACATATGCTTTGCCTGGAGACAATGTGATACCAACCTTAGATGCATCACCACCATTTGCAGCTGTAAACAGACCATTGTTAAGACCTGTATCCAGATGTTCTCTCATATTAATATCAAATCCACGAACAATATAGTTTCCAGATTCGTCAAATGTTCTTCTTGCTAATGTTTCTTCTAGAACAGAATAATCTGTACTTCTTACCTGAGATTGTGCTCGACCACTTTGAAGTCTTAATAATTCTACAAAGTCAGCATCATCTGTAGTTCCAGTTGTTTTCTTGGAAAGTGTCAGTGTGTATTTAAGACGATGAGCTCCTTTTGCAGTGTAATTTGAACTTCCAGTAGCGTTATCAAGAAGTGTTGTGTCTTCTTCTGGAGTTGACAATGACTCCGTAATAGTAAATCCAACTCTGTATGTTGGTGTGTTTGTATATTTGTCTAGAATGATTGTTTGGGCTGCAACCTGTACGAAAGTTCCTCTGATAAAATAAACACCCTTTTCAACATATGCAGCTGAACCTGTTCCAGTTGCGTTTGTTGCAATTGTAGTTGCTACTTGTGTATTGGCATTTATTGTATATGAACTTCCTCCAGCTGTATATGAAATTGCCGTATCGATATTTAATGCTTCTTCGTTACCAAAAGCAAAATTTGTAGTACTTCCTACATCTGTTCCTGAAGACTCATATTTTACGTAAAGTGTAAGTTCATCAGACCCAGATGCCGCTACCGCATTAACTACCTTTGCAATAACTTTAGAAGTTACACCTGTAAGTTTTTTTCCTATCAGACTTGTTCTATAATTTTCTACTACATGAGTTGTTGAACTATCACTAAAATTTGCTTGAAGTTTTACATAGGAATAAGTTATATCAAATCCACATTGGCCAGGAATGACCATAGACCCCTCTTTGAAAAAGTGAGATCCAAATCTTTCTATTTGATTCTGTAGGATAGATTGTAACTGTGTAAGTTCACGAGCTTGTACTGAAAAGGATGGACGAAAAAGAACTCTGTGAAAATTATTGTCCTCCGTATAATCATCATAATATGGAGAGACATTAAGATCTGTTTTTTGCATATTAGAACTCTACAATCAATTTGATATCTTCTGTTTGGTCACTGGCTCTACTAATTGGTTTTCTGTTTTCAATGTAAATAATATCCCCAGAGTTTGGTTGCATTTCTGGATTTGAGTATCCAGATGTAAAAACTGTATTATTCAAAGTTTGACTATAAGATGTGTCTGGTGTACCAGTTGCAGTACCAGATGCAGCTTCTCCAGTAATTTGACTATTACCACTAAAAGGACTTCTTAACTTATAAGTTGCATCTGTTCCTTGATTATCATAAGATGTTTGAACATAAAACAAAATCTTATTTGTTGAGTCCCATTCGACTACAGTTCCTTGTGGTTGAAATGTAGTATAAGCTGTTGTTCCAGAATGATTTCCTGTAGGAGCTCTAGAAGAAGTTACCGCATATGAAAATGTAGTTGTACTTGGAACTGCCGTGATATGGTGTGTTCCTTCGTGACCTGTTCCATTACTTCCATCAAAACTTCCACCAGATACGTCAATCATTTGTCCCACTGCAAGTTGATGAGCTGCAGCTGTAGTTAAAGTGACAGTAGAACCAGATACAGCTACAGAATTTACTGTTTGTGCAGTATGTGATTGATAAATTTTACCATCAACTTTAAATTCACCTGAGTTTGATGCTAATCTTATTGCAAAAGTTTGTCTTGCAGTAGAGTTGGTAAAGTTTGATGTTGTACCATTAGAATATGGATTTCTTACAACCCCAACTTGTCTAAAGTCATTGACTACACTGAAGTCAAAAGACTCTGTAGTTTGTAACTTTGTGTCCATCATAATGAAATGTCCACCAAGTTCTTTTGCTGGGTTTGAACCATGTCCACCATCTGGTGGTATAATAACCTCAAAGGCGGGTTGTGTTCCTGAAAAGGTCAAGTCTTCTGAAAACTGAATGTTATGTTGTTCTATAATATCAGCTGGTAAAATACTTGCCTGTGTGTATCCAGTATTTGTTGAAGTAATACTAATTGATTTTACCTTCCCAGCTGTATTGGTAGGACCATCTGATTCTCCGATTACTACTGTACACAATCCACCTGTACCATCTCCCCTAATAGGAACATTTACGATAGACCTGTCTGAAGTAATATTCCAAGTAGACCCTCCTGCAAGGGCAGTTCCACGTTCTGTTATTAGAATTACACTTAACCTACCATCAGCTAAGGCTACTCCAGACTCAGCTGCAATTGGAACTGGCATAAAATCTGGAGTAAGAAAATTTTGAATGTCTGTGGTTGATAATGTGTACATATACTTTAACGTATATCCACCAGCGGCTTGAGGAACATCACCTTCAAATGTTGGTTCGGCTCCTCCAGCGTAGTTTGTTCCTCCATTATTATCCAAGACTTTGTACACTCTGTATGCAGATGTTACAAAGTAAAAAGTGGAGTCAAACAGGTTTGTTGCACCAGATGTTGCAGTGTTTCCTGTAGCATAATTTGGTTTGTACATATCATATGTGGTATTCCCAGATGTATCTAAATCTCTTCTGGGAATTGCGTGAGCTACACCAGTTGATGTAATTCTTTTAGCTGCGAGCATATCATCCCAATGTTGGGATTCTTGTGTTCTATTATCATTTGGAGTAGGTGGAGCTGCATCTGTTCCACCTGTAGTTCCAGATGCAAACTCGCCAGGTCTACCTATGAAAAGATAGTAGTTGGTAGCTGCAGCTTCTGAGAACGACTCTTTAAATTGCTCAGCGTTATGAAATCTGAATTTTGAAGTAATTATCGCAGGCATCTTGTATCCTTTACCTTGTTAAATTATTTATAAGAGTTTCCAACATCAAACTGTCTGGTCAAATGATGGTGGAGCTGTATTGTCTGACATATCTGGTGGAGATGTATTATCATCAAAATAAATGTATTCACCAGTTGAAGATACACCCCTAATATAAGATGGTGGTGGTACATTCCACAATTTATTTGCTTCTTGTGGTATTGTCTGTTCAGTATCATCTTCAAATACACTATAGTTTCCATCCTCCAAGAGAATAGAACTTGTATCATCCCCTGTTTCTTCATCAACCAAAAATCTAGCTGAACGAATGATATGATTTAAAGGAACATCTCCAAATTGTTCTATTGTCATATGAACATTTTGTTCATGAACTCCTATCTGTATATTTGTATAGTTGAATGTACTATTATAGACCCCAGCATTTCCAGCGTTTACATTATCTTCAGCTGTATGTGGTCTTTGTCTTCGTCTTATATTAGGATATATGAAACTTTCTTTGTCCAAAGAAACTGGAGAAGTATCAGTATTTCCACCAACTGACCATAGGTATCTTGAAGCTGTTTTCTTGGTAGCTCCTAAACCATATCTGTTTTGTCTGAGTTGGTCAAATCCACTCAGAATTTTTATAGTTACAGGAATTTCATAATGAGTCCTTAAAGTCAAATCTCTAGTGGTTGATTTGAATGGTGATGCAAGAAGAACCTTCGGTGACGGACCTAAAACGCCAGGAGATGTTGGTGTAGAACTCAGTGTATAGGTAAATCTAGCATCATTAATAATTGTTGCTACAGTATGTACTCCATCATAACCTGAAGTTTCTACCCCAGATATTTGTACTAACTCTCCAGCTTCTATTCCATGTGGTGTGTCAGTAATTACTGTGACTGTATTTGAGGTTGCAGATATAGCACTGATTGTAGATATTAATCCAATCTTATGACCAAGATTAGCATTTGTCTGTAAGGTTGTTCCATCAGATTGTGTTCCAAGTCTTCTTCCGACAATCGTAAACAAAGTTGCCTCAAACAGACTTGCAAGAGTTGGAGTTTCAGAAGTAATTCCAGTAACAGGAGTCGTGAGTTTAGCTGCAACTCTAGATACAAGACTAACCTCACCAAACAGAGCAAAACCAGCTGGGTGAATGGCTTTTTTAACTGACCCTCTCCAATCTGAGATTGCAGATCCAACTCTAACAACATATGAAAAATCTTGATAGTAAAAAGAGTCCTGAACTCTCATTAAGGACTCACTAATTTTTCCCTTGTCTCCACTGAAAGAACCAGCAGTTGTACCCAAAGTTCCTATCGTAGATGACAAAGAAGCTTGTGATAACTGGTTAATGATAGCATAGTTGGTAGTATCTCCTCTTCGTAAAACTTCTCCCAATGTAAAATTAAGAGAAGACATTTTTACAGTGAGAAGTTGTCTAGTATTATCCCAAGCGGTAACTGTTCCTATTGCATTAGATGTTTGTCCTCTAACTGTATCACCTACTGAGAAAGAAGAAGCACTAGAAACATTTGGTGGTGTACCAGACACGTTTGTATTTCTGGTGATTAATACTTTAACTGGTAGATTCAATGTGGGTGCGTTGACAAAACCAGTTCCAAATTTTTTGACCTCTACACCTTTAACAGAACCAAGTCCAGATGGTGACCAAGTTAAAAATGTTGCTCCAGTTCCATGTGTATTTACAATTGTAAGTGTAGCTTTGGCACCAGAGGTTCCTCCTGTAATAACATCGCCTACATTAAATGTCCCAGATGCATTTGCAATGCTTATATTTCCAGAACGTAGGACTGCAACTTTGGCCGTTAGACTTGTTTGATTTGTTATATTTTCACCAACAATAAAAGTTCCAGTAGTAGTAAGTGCAGATATTGACCAATATATTCTTGCAGAGGTTGGAACAACTGTAGGTGCTATTTCATAACCAGACCCACCACTAAATGTTGTTATGTTTACAACCTCTCCAGCCTCAGTTCCAACTCCAAGGTCTGTAAAGGTTTGTGTTTCTAATTGTATCTGATTACCTGTGTAAGCATCTGATGCTTCGGTTGCATCCTCGTATACAATATGGTCTGTAGAAATAGTTCCATATTCAGCTGCATCTCCAGCTTCAACTGCAACAGCTCCACCTACGTTTGTAATTTTAGCAGATGCACCAGATCCTTCTGTATTAGTATTATCAAAATATAAATCTGTTCCTACAGAATATCCCGAGCCTGGATTGTCAATAACAATCTGGTCTACACTTCCAGAACCCACATCTACTATATCGATTTTTGCTTCTTGACCTGTATCACTTACGATAGATACTGTATCACTGGTATTGTAAAAAGAGGCTCCCTCTGTAACTGTAGCTCCAGTTACAATCTTTTGAATTGTACCTGTGATTGCCGTGTCAATGTCTGTATTATCTACTCCTGTTACCTCTGCACCAGAAATAAAAGTTCCTGTTATTGAATCTGGATTAAGGATTAATTGAAAGACTGTATTTTCACCCTCCTGTATCTGTAATACTGATTCAATGGTAGCTGTTGCCTCAAAGGCACCTATTCCTGTATTTTCAGTTTGTGTAATAGATTGTCCAGTTAGATTTACTGGATTACCTTGAGTTGCTAAAATACGAATGACAGTATCACTAGTCCACTCACCAGCTGATATTTTTAATATCTGGTCTTTTGGATAGAATATTTCAGGAGTTTCTGCAAACAATAATCTGAAGAAAAGTTCATGACCCTGTTTGGTTCCCTTTGCACGATAAAGTTCACGAACATTTTTTACAAGATTTCTTTTTGATACTCCAGATGCAAGAGTATTTGGTATGGTATTGAGATATGCATCTCTAAATCGGTCTAGGAAATCTGTAAGAGTTTTATCAACATTAGCATATTCTATAAGTTGTTGAATATTCTGAATAGGATTTCCTTGGTACTTGAAAATTGTTCCCCGAGCTCCTGTAGAAGACCCAACAACAACTTCACCTACTTGAAAATTTCTATTGTGTTCGATGTAAAGAAAGGCGTTTGCATTGTCCTCTGCAAGTATATTAGAAACAGCTCCAGAGGTTTGACCTACTACGTTTTCTCCTTTGACAAACGCACCATATTGAGAGTCTTCAGTATATAATTTTTCACCATCCTCAAGAAGAAGAAAATTATCGGTAAGAAGGTTCTCAAGAAGAATATTATCTTGAGCCTGTACGTTGGTTAAAGATATTTTTGCAGTCTCTAAAAACTGATAATACAGTCTTAGAAAGTCTACAAAGATAGGATGATCTGTACGTACAAACTCAGGGAATTTATCTTCTATGAAAGAAGATATTTTCTTATCGAGAAAGGTGCTTGCCATGATATCAAATTAGTAACCACTAGAACTTGAAGAACTACTAGATGAACTAGAACTTGAAGAACTACTAGATGAACTAGAACTTGAAGAACTACTAGATGAACTAGAACTTGAAGAACTATCAGATGACGAATTAGTAGATGTAATTGTATATACACTACCGACTCCAGCAGAAGAACTATTTGTTGTGTATCCAACTCCTGCTGATGCAGTTCCTTCTGCATAGGTATCAACCTCTGAATTAACTGTACTGTTTACTGTGTCTATTTCAATGACTTGATTTCTTACAGGAATCACATCGTTTGAATCTGGTTTGAGTGTGATATCAATTTTACCATCAGAGTTCACTACAGCTGTAATATTGAGAGAAGTCAATACCACTTGTCCTGTACTGTAATTGATTGTTCCAGCAGATGCATTTGTGATTGTCTTTGTAGTTCCACCCAAGAGATAAAATGTTCTTATAACTCCGTTTCCATCATCATCAATATACTGAATGTTTGTATTGCCTAATAGATAGAATCCTGTGGACTCAACCACAGTTTGAGAATAATTAGCTACTGGATGAAAAGCTGCGTTATTGAAATTGATTGTGTACTTTGTTGCAGTACTTAACGTAGGAGTTATATTCCTTTTTAGTTTTACTGTAACTGTACTTGACAAAATCGCTGGGTCCGTATTATCTAAGGCCTTCAAAATATTTGAATGTCTGAAAACACTATCGAACTTCTGTAGGTTGTTCGTATTAAAAGATGATATGGTAGTTGTGGCTAATGCCGTTATGTCTGACGCTGATTTTTCGGTCAATGATGGATTATATTTCACTGTCGTACCTAATACAAGAAAGAGTGTTTCTGGGTCCACTATAACAGGTGTTATTGAGGCTACATTATATTGTTTAAGACTATTGACTATTGTTGTCTTTGTGGTATCTGTTAAAGTATCTCCAGTATTTGGTTTTATGGAAATGTAAACTTGACCATAAACTGCTGGGTCGTTGTCCTCTCCACCCCAAACTTGAATTGATTTTATGTTAGAATATACTGTAGGAACTATAGACTTGTAATCATCTGGGGTTACGGCTCTACCTTGTGCAGAATATTTCAAGGGAGCATTAAACTTGATTGAGTCAACTGATTCCGATGGACTACCACCAGATGCATTGGAAGTTGCTAAGACAGTAACATTTGAATATCCTCCGACTGTAGATGTTGCAGTAAAGGAACTCGCTCCATCAGCATCATTACCATTAGTTACCACATAATCCAGTAGAACGATATTACCATTACTTAAACTTTTTCCAGTGATACCATCTCCAAAATAAATCTCAAATCTACCATCCTCAACCTCTTGTAGAAAATATTTTGTGGATGTAGAATTTAAAGAAGTATAATCTGTATTCAGTGTGTAGGTTGTTGTGGTGGTATCCGTTGAAGAGTTTTGAACTCTTACCAACAGAGTGCTTGTGTCTGCATTTGCAGATGGTATAACAAACTGTTGTTCAAGGTCTGAAGTGTTTACCACATATTGAAAAGAGATTCGACTTCCCTCGTAAATTGCTATATCTGAAAAGGTAAATACTCCATTATCAGATGTTGCAGTATGGTCTGAGTCTGTGACAAAGGTATATGAAATGTCGTTGACAGATGTACTAAAAGTTGTTCCTGCAGCTAATGTGAGACTTGTTTGAGTTGTTGGAACGCCAGATACTGTTATGGTAACTATTGCCTTTGAGGCCTTTACAGATGATGGTGTATAACCTAAAGACTTAGCATGAGATACTGCACTTGCTCTAGTCAGTGATGTATCCAGAAACATTTCGTTTGCGAGCATATTTGCATGAAACGCTAAGTAATGGGTGTTATATGCCAAAAGGTCCATGAGGACTGACATACCAGACCCCTCAAAGTTGTAATCTGTAAATCCGTTTTGTTGTGAAAGGAATGTTTGAAAATTAGATTTTACTGTATCAAAATCTAAATCCGTTATCTCTAGTTTTCCTTCAGAATTGATAGCCATTTTATCTCACTGATTCTAGTATTGTTTGAAACTCTATAAGTTCGGTAGGTAAGTTTTCAACGTAAAAATATATACGAACATCATACCGATTTGAATCTGGTACAGGAAAACATTCGACTGTCTCAACTCGAGCTCTAGGTTCAAAGTTGAGAATCATCTCCTCTATGTTTCTGGAAAGTTGGTTTCCTGTTATTGGACCAAAATTTTCAAAGAGTAAGGCGGGGATATCTGAACCAATCTCTGGATGGAATGGTCTTTCGTAGTGATTGGTCAGTAGTAGATTACGAATAGACCTTTTGACTGCATTAACATCTGTAACAGTAGCTACATCTCCTGTTACTGGATTGCGAGTAAAGTTCAAGTTCAGGTCTTTGTAGACCCGACTTGACCTTTTTTCGTTTTGTGAAGCTGCATCGTAACTTGGCATAGTATTCCCCTATGTTATTATTTATAGGGGAACTCTAGCTTATTCTGATGGTTTAGTATGTAGATCGGTTGATTCCTTATGTTCTGGGTCATCCTTCTCCTTAAACCAATAATCAGTTGTCTTGGTCAGGACAGCTACATAAGTTCCAATCAGAATATTAATCAAATCCCGATACGTATCTTGTACTTGTTGAAAAAATAAGACGTAAACTAGAATAAAGAATATTGAGAAAACTATACCACTAATAATAAATCTTGCAGTAAAATTCCACTTCTTTCTTTTTTCAATGGACCCATGATGGTCATGTTCTCCGTTACCATTTTCTTCTTTTGCCATATTATCTCCACCCGGCATTTTTAAATCCATATCATTCAATTCAAAAAGGGTTTAGGGGTTGACTTATGAAATTGGGACCATGATTCCCAATCATCTTTTTGTTCCTCCTGTTGCCTCATCATGTGTTTATGATGAACTTGAGTCATATGTTTTGCAAATATTTTTGCAATCTTTTCCCGATTAATATCTGGTGACTCTCTCTTATACTTATACGCTCTTAACTCCTCTTCTGTATCTACCCAAGTACTTACCCAATTCCACATCTGGCCTGGATAACACTCCCACTCTAATACCAGAAATCCAAAGTCATGCTCTTGATTCCTCACTGGAAAGAATACATGATAACAACCCATCGATGGAAGATATGGAAACTCTGGTTTACTATAAAACAAATGACGAAGTTGAAGTTCAAAACCTTTTCTTAACTCATCTCTAACGTCCTTGTCCACGATATCGTTTCCAGTTTCGTCTTTTACTTTTGTTTAAAGGTCTAGACCTTCGACTCTTTCCAATACTGGTCTTCTTTGGAGTTGATTTTATTTTCTTTACTTCTACTTTTGCTTTAGCCATTATGCATTACTCCCTGCACCTACAGTATTACCTCCACCAAGAATGATACATCCACATGAAAGTGGATCCCCTATTCTTGCTATCTTTTTACCATTAGCTGTTGCAGTAGGTGAACCATCTGTTATTACCCCATTCAATGTTGGTGAGTTTGGGGCTACACAAGGGACTGTTGTACCATCTCCAACTAATGCAGCTGGTACTCCTTCTATTAGAACATCAGAACTGCCTGGTCCTCCAAGTGTGTTTGGTGGATATGGTCCATGTCCCGATGTTTGATCTCCGACTCTTGCGAATGCTCCTGCCATTACGATACCCTTTCTGAAATTTCTGGAACCTTATCCAATGCTAAATAAGCATTTTTATAATCTGATATGTATTGGTCCCTATCGTTATCAAAATTATTTATTACCTTTATGCTATACGTTTGAGTAATTGTTCCAGAGTGAGCTGGAAATAATTTAAGATGAAATTTTATTCCAAACTGAATCTCAAAGGCTCCATTATCTCTCCCAAATCCCTCACTTCTAACTTTTGCATAATCTGAACCATTAAATTTAGGGACACTATTTGTTGGTTGCCATTGTTCAACCCAACTATTTAACTCTAATATATTTCCTGTTATTTGAGCTTTTGCAATGACAACTCCCTCTCCCTGTACTACAGGAACGGCACCTACAGTTCCAGCAGAAGTGACTAAATTAATGCCTGGAAAAATATTACTAGTACCAAAATCAGTTGCATTTAAATCTGGACTCAAACCTGTTAGTGATTCTCCAAGATATGAACTTGGCATAGTAACTGAGGTTAATGAAATCATAGGTTGTGCTGAAAGTTCTTGTCCATCAAATGGTGGCACATTTGCTGGAGATGGTTTTAACTGAGCGGTAACGGATTCTTTCCACTCCCAAAATCCAGCTCCTTGTGGAGAAGTAAGGGCAGTTCCTCCGACAGCTAGAGCATTAAATGGTGCAGTTTGTCCTGTTTTTGCTTCTATAGCTTCAGATGCTGGTGTACCTGCAGCTGCAGCTCCAAATAATTGACCAGATGCAGCTGGAGTAAGAAGTAAACCATGAACAGCTTCTCCAGCTGTAGTTGCGAGAACACCAGGCCTGGACATTAGTTAAAACTCACTGTAGATCCTTTGAGAGTTGCAGCAGCTGCAGCTTCTGCGGCCAGGGCAGCGGCAGATTTAATTGTTACTGCACCTGTACTATCAATATCCGTAGTGCCTGTGATTGTGGTTTTGAGAGCTGCACTGAAAGTTTCAGTAACATCTTTAGATACTGCAAGAGTGAAGGTATCTGAATATGTCTGAGATACTGCCTTGGATATAGTTTCTGTGAGTGTATCTTGATAAGTGTGAGTGACTGCACCTTTGATATCCACTGTCTCTGTTCCAGTAGTTATGGTAGTTGTTCTATTTCCCTCTGTAATTGTCTCTATATAATCTCCCTTTGCAATGACATGAGTAACTGTTCCTAACTTACTTTCACCATCAGATGATTCACTGGAAGAATCACTTGATGAGTCACTACTATCTGTACGATTTTCTGTACCAGTGCAGTGTATATCCATATTTCCATCTACTGTAAGAGAATAATTTCCTTTAACATACGTATCAGAGTTACCACCTATGATAGTTGTCATATTGACGTAATCTGGAGTTTTCAATATTACGTTTCCTGTCTTGTCAATCTCAATAAAAGTTCCTGCCTTGTGATATACATGAATACGTTCATTATCTTTTGTGTCATCAATTTCGATATAGTGTCCAGCTTCAGTTTCAAGAACATGATTAAACGGATAGAGGGAACTAGCTTGAGTTGAAACCGCTTGTTGAATCTCTGTTCCAGAAGCGTTACTCCATTTTGTGTGAACTGTGTCATCAACTGTTAGACCACCCTTAACTGTGAAAGATGGATGATGATCTTCCCCTTCTTCTTTGTTAGTATTCCATGTAACCGCCTGTTGAGCAATAACATTTGTATCTGTCTTATCAACATAAAGAGCTGTTGGGTATACTGTCTCTTGGTTTCCTGTAGGTTTAACTTCTAAACCTTGGTCCTTAAATCCGCCCTTTGAGGAATAACCACCAGATGCAGATGAAGCTGCGATAGTATAATTTGTTGTTGATTTGCTATTTTTACCAGGCAATGCACCCATGATAACAGGTTCTTGTTTAGCTGGATCTCTAAAGAATCCAACAACCCATGTTCCCTCAATGAGAAAATGAGGAGATAAACCTATACCAGAGTTTGCGCCAGCTGTAACTGGCATCATAACAGTTGCCCAAGGAAGCGTTGCAGTTGGTATGGCATCCAGACTATCACTATGATAACCTATGCACCTTACTCTAACTCTACCCGCCTTTTGTGGGTCATTTCGGTCTTCAACGACTCCCACAAACCAATGGAAACCATCTTGACCCATGAAATAAGAAGTATTATCTAACATATAGATATTTATCCTGGCGAGTAGGCCTAAAAAAAGGGGGAACCCAAAAGGATTCCCCCTTCCCAAAAGAGAATAAAAAAATTATGGAAACTTTCGTGGTTAGTTTTACTTCACACTCACGACTTGAGAAGAATTAATTAGACAGACATTGCCTCTTCTGCAATCTCTCTCATACTTGAACTATGCCATCGACAAACAACTTCTTCAAGGTCATCGGCAGAATCTTCATACTCATTTCCGTAAGACCTCAATCGTTCAACAGTCTTTCGTCCCTCACGAACAAAAGAACGAGCAAGGTCATGAAACCCCATCCAAGTTGACTCATATCGAGCATCATATCCAAACCCAACTTCCTCATGACTCCAAGAAGAAACCAACCATCTTCCCTCTGTCCAAACATATCCAAACTCAAGGTGACTGTTCTCTCTCAGATATTCTTCAAACTCAGACATGGAATCAAACATCTCAACTTCTTCAGTGTGAGCTGACTTTTCCAGTGACTCATTCAGGTCTTCACTCAGACTTGAGTAGTATCCCCCAACCGAAACGGCGAGAGCTCTCTCTTCTGAATTGTAGTGTTCCAGAAGGGTCATTCCAACCCCTGTCTCATATCCATCATAGTGAACATAGGAACTAACAAGTGAACCATCACTTCTTACGTAGGCAACAACTGAATTAGTACTCATATAACCTCTTTCTTTCATTAGGGTTTCTCTCAATCATCAGTTTATAGTATACCA